GCTGGCCAGCGACGGTGTTCAGGGGCGCGGCAGCCGAGAACCAGAAGTTGGTCTCGCTGATCGTCGGATCGCGGCCCCGGAACTCCCACGTCACCTCGAGCTCAAACTCGTAGGTAACAGAGCTCGAGCTCACGGTGTTCGCAATGTAGAACGCTCCAGCCATCGAGTTCGACTTGTCGGCGCGCGAAGAGGAGAAGTTCATCTCCTCCGCGATAATCTTCCAATCTGTAGAGTGAGGAAGGGGGATTGAAATCCCGGATCGCCAAGCCGGCCCGATGACATTCTGCTCCATCAGTGCAAAGGTCTCGAACGTGGGAGGGTCGGAGTTAGGGTCTTTAGCGCCAGCCATGTAGATCTTCGCCGCGGAAGTGGACGCATCTGAGCCCAGATAGTTCAGGTTCGCCGACACACACCGGTATTCCCTGTAAATGTTCTTGATCTGGTCAACAGCAGGGTCAGGTGTGAAGGTGGGTGAGCCGGAGTGGTTGTACATCACGGCGCACGGCGACAGAGCCATCTGAGTAAGATAATTGGCATCACCACGGGTACGCAAAATGATCGCGCGACTAGTGTAGCGGGTCGGCTTGAGAGCAGTGCCGCGAACAACGAGCGCAGACGCCGCCGGAGCCGTGTCAGCAGTCGCCATGGTCTTACGGATGTTGAGACCACTGGCTGCGGCATTGAGGCCTTTGGAGAGACCTCGGCGGAGCGCCTGACGCCCAGAGCCCGGTGGGAGGGCCTTTGTCGCGGTGTTAATGACCTTTCGGGTGAGTCCCTTGCGTCGCGGCATGTCATGAAACGGGTGCGGAAAGAATTGTTTCAAAAGGGCCCGTCGGCCCACTTCGACTCATAGAAGGGCGCACGTTAGTGTGCCACTTTCGTTTTCTGGCGGCGTTGGCTCCGCGCCACGGTGCTCTTAGAGCCACCGCGGGGGCCTGGGCCGCGCTGTGTGGTGTTTGTGTTTGCCTTTTGTCTGGTCTTGGTGTCCTTAGGCGCCTTGGCGGTATAGGGTTCATCGCCGCTTCGCACTTCGCCGTCCACAACTGCGAGAATGCCGGCTTTGGGAGGCTCGAGTTCGCACAGTTTCTGCACGTCCTCAATCTTAGTCCACAGTTTGATCTGCTGGATGTGAACCAAGAGCTCATCCACGGTGATGCCGAGAGAGGTGGACACAGCCGTCCACGTCCAGTCACTGCAACTATTAGGGTAGTCACCGTAACGGACCATGTAGGAAACATGCTCCAACTGCTTCGCTTGAGTGATCTCGTGTATCGCTTGAGCCACTGAAACGGGCGGTCTTCGGCCGGAAATCCGCAGATAAGCATGAGCGATGTCGGAGATGACCGGGGTCTTGGGGTCAAGTACCAACAAGCCGTAAGCTTTGGCTGCCATCACTGCTAAAGGGTCAGTCTCCGCGTCCGGGCTGGAGCTGCAGTGAATTTTGGATAGGGTCCTAGCTGGGTCCTGAATTGAGCACACGTCGGGGGGACTGGCGAATATTGCCGGACTGTAGATCCTGCCGAGGAACGGCGGGCTCTCTCCCCGTGGGACGGGGACCATCTTAAGGAACATGCCAATGTTGGCTGCGACGGTCTCGAATGCACTCAACTCTGCCAAATAGCGTGGGGGAATCCTCGTGAGCCCGTCATCACCCCCGTAAATGCCAAGCGCGTTCATGGCGTCGCTCTGATTGTAGCCCAAGGAGCGAAAGCCTGCGTACTGGATAAACGCGTTGACGTAAAAGGTGAGGATGGATGTAAACGGGTTGCCTGAGCGATTTGCGAAGCCAGGTTTGTAATAGATTCCTCCCGTGGCCACCGCTGCGCCGTTCCACACATTGTCGAACTGGATGCGAAAGTAGGATGCCTCCGTATCTGTGAACAAAGAGCAAATCCACGCTTTGAAGCCTAGAATCGTGAATTCGCGGAAGGTTCCGTCACAGTCGGATAGGTCGGTGCTCGCCACGCAGTCCGCGCCAGTGCAGATCTCGCCGACTCGTGTAGCGATTTCACGGCAGGTTTTGCCGAACGCGTAAATGGATAGAGTCTTCAAGAGAGCACCGACGACGAGCGCGTAGCGTGACAGCTCATACTTCTCCCCGGGTGGGATGGTGGTGATGACCCGGGGGCGCTTTGGTTCTGGGTAAGCCTCCCGCTTCATGAAAGCCTCACAGGTGATTGGTGCCGCAGCAGGTCCCATCCGATTGAGCGCCTGTTGGATGGACTGCTTTTGTGATGGCCGCGATTGGTTCGCCTCCACAGTTTCCTGGTCGCAGACTGAAACGACGTGAGTGGTGCACATCTCGCCGAGGAGCCGATTGAATTCCCGCACGTACCCGTGGTAGTGGGCAGGCACGTCAGGAGTGGGGTTGCTTTGGTATCTTTCGACTCGACTGCGGATGGCAGCGCGCATGGAGGTGATGGTAACCGTGGGGGCGTAGCAGCGTCCTGGGTAAGGCGCGTCGACGAATTCGCGCATCGAAGGTTTGGGGTCTTCGTACCAGAACACCACATCGCGGAGGATAGGCGTGTAATGTTGGAGGCCAGTTATGGTGTATGGGTCGGGGCGGGAGCCAAGCTCGTGTTGTTGGTCGGGGGGCGCGTGGAACGCTAGGATCGGACCGGGGTCAACGCTTGTACGGATGTTGGCTTGGAGTAGAGCCTCGGAGACATGGGCCGGCATGAGTGCTTCCTTCTTGGCTTTGCGCCGATTTGCTATGGCGAAGATTGCTCCATCTACAGCAGCGGGCAGTGACGTCACGCTGCTGGTTCCAGGAATGGAAGTGTGGATCATATCTCCGTCAAGCTCGTCGAAGAGGGAGTAGCGGATGAAGCCACGTTCGACGAGTTGCAGGCGTTTGAGGGGCGCTTGTTGAATGAAGAAGCGCACGGCGAGTGAGCGCAGGCCTATGTGCTTCGCGCTAGGTACGAGCAGCACGATAGCATGATCTCGGCCAGCTTTGTCGGAAAAGCGGCGACGGTACACATTGAACGTGCATGAGATCCATGGCCTGGGGTACACCGTGATGGTATCATGTCGGTAGTCCCAAAGCATGTGGTTGTACGATTCAGCTCCAGTGGGTGTGAAGGTGAACGTGCCATCCGCGTTTGCGTGGTAGGAGACCTCGCCGCCACCCGCGTTGGTGCATGCCGGTTTGCTCGGTAGGAAGGTGTACATGACAATGGGCTTCATTTCACCTAAGAGCTCGCTAAACTGGCGGTCGTCAATGTGGTAGTCTACGTCGACCATAATGTAGGAGTCAGCGGCGTCTGGGTCGTGAGCAATGGGCGTTGTACGCAGGTCCTTGGCAGTGTAGAAAGTCCTGGTCGCCTTCGCCGTGGAGTGCGATTGGAAATCCACCGTTTGAGTGTAGCCGGCGGTTTCCATGAAGGTGCGCATCCATTTGAGAGCGAGGGAACGATTCGCGGCCATTTTGCCATGTGAGCCAGCGAAAGGTTTGGCGTCGCGCGTAGGGGGCAATTCCCTCCAGGCTTTCAGGAGGTCCGCGTCGACGTTGCCAGGGCCAAGGTAGTTGCTTAGGTAGGGGCGGAACAGGAAGTCCTTGCGTTCGAGATAGATCCACATGATCAGAGCTGCAGCCAGGGCGCAGGCGACGATCGAGTAAGCAGACATGGTCAGTAACGTCTGGAGGAGGCTGTTCGCAGTCTGGGTGGCGTGGACTTGCAGGAAGAAGCTGTTCCACAGGGTGTGGATATAGATCCGGTGGTACAGATCGGGCAGTTCTCCTACAGAGCTGTGGAAGAAGAAGCTAGCGTAGCCTTGGACGGGGAAGCCCTGGGCGGTTTTGCCAACTCCCTCCATTATGCCAAAGAGGACACCGGGTCGGCGCACGATTCGGCCGAGCACCTTGTCCTTGAACAGTTCCTCGTAAATTGGGACAACGAGCGTCAAGTGGGCGTAGCTCATGGGATCAACGAGCATGGTGTGGAGTGTGTTTAGGATTGCGGTAAATAGGGACAGTGTGTCGCTAGGAATAGCAGACAATTGGGCTAGGGCTGTAAATAGCCACACAGCGGGGCCGGGCAAGTTAGCCATCGTGCCA